CTTGTATATATAATAACTATTTTATGATTGATAAATTAATTAAACCCGCTTCAGATATTCTTGATAAATTCATTGTTGACAAAGATTTAAAAGTCAAACTTAACCATGAATTGCAAACTTTATTTCACGAAAGAAATCTAGCGCAAATTGAATTATTAAAAGAAGACGCTAAATCTACTTCAGCATTTCAAAAAAACTGGCGTCCGGCCGTAGGTTGGATATGCGCTCTTGCTATGGCGTATCATTTTATTTTACACCCAATAATTTTAACTATATTGACTGCGACAGGTCTTGCCGTTGAATTACCAGTTTTTGATTTTACACAACTAAGTACAATCTTAATGGCTATGTTAGGAATGTCTTCGCTTAGATCATACGATAAATATAATCTCTTAAAACAGAAAAAAAAATGACGTCCATGTATATAACAGAAATATCTGCAACAACTTCTGACGGTAAAACTAGAATTTATGACGGCGTTTTAATTAAAGCTAATAGTGTCAGAGAAGCTCAAGAAACTGCTTTTAAAATGAACAAAGATTTAAAAGTTGTCGGCGAATATGTTTCTCAAGTAGAATTTGTATATGAACTGGGATTTTAAAAATTTTTCTCAAGAAGAGTTTGCGTGTAAACATACTGGCGCAAACGGTATTAGTCTTGAGCTTGTTGATAAATTACAGTTAATGAGAGATTTATATAAAAAACCCATAATTATTACTAGCGGTTATAGAAGTCCAGAACACCCTATTGAAAAAAGTAAAGATAAACCAGGAGTACATACTGAAGGACTGGCCGTAGATATATCTTGCGAAAAGGGAGACGCTTACGAATTATTAGGTTTAGCATTACAACTAGATTTTACTGGTATAGGTGTTAATCAAAAGGGTAATGGCAGATTTTTACACTTGGATATTTCTAAGAAAAGAAAACCAAGACCGACGGTTTGGAGTTACTAATGGAAATCAATCCGATAATTCTTTGGAACGCAATATTAACCTTAGTTTATGCGCCATTGATTTACGGGATAAGACAAAATTTTAACGAATGTAGAAGGATAGATATTTTATTAAATAAAACTAGAGAAGAAATAGCACTAAAATATGTTGCTAAAACAGACGCCGAAAGAGACATGGATAGATTGCTAGGTAGATTCGATAAATTAGAAGAAAAAATAGATCAAATAATAAATGGATAGTACACAAATTATAGAGGAAGGTCGCGAAGCTGAAGATATTTTAAAAAGCGACGTATTTAAAAAAGCTTTTGAAAATTACAAGGAAGAATTATTAATATTATGGGAGTCAACTCCGGCTAAAGATACAGAGTTAAGAGAAACTATTTATATGTCGATAAAATTATTACCGGAAGTTGAAAAACATTTAAGAATTTTTATTGAGAAGGGCAAAATTAATCCTTCACAAATAACTTCTCTTCGAGGTGTGTTAAAAAAATAGCGTAGGCATATTGTTTTTAATTGCTAGACAAGAGATAATGATAAAAAGAGGTTATTAATATGAGCAAAACGGAAAACCCGTTTCAGAATAACGAAATAAGTGACACGGTTGCTGAGTTTGAAAAAATATTGACTCCGGAAGAGGAAAAAGTCGAAGAAACAAACGAAGAAACCGTAGATGATCCAGTAGAAACTGAAATCGAAGAAGAAATAGAGTCAGAAGACGATATTGAAGAAGAGATTGAGGGGGAAACTGAAGAATCTGAAGAAGATGAAATTGAAGCTGAAGATGAAGAGGAGCTTGAACTTTATGACGTCAAAGTAAATGGCGAAGAAGTACAAGTCAACCTTGAGGAATTGAAAAGCGGATATAGTCGGACACAAGATTATACTCAGAAGACGCAAAAAATAGCTGAGATTGAAAAAAACCTGAAAACAAAAGAAGGGCAAGTAGATCAACAGACTATTGAAATGTCTGAAGAGAGAGCTTTATACAAGGAATTATTACCTAAAATGCAACTAGCGTTAAAAAATAACCTGGAAGCAGAGCCGGATTGGAATAAACTCATAGACGAGAATCCACAAAAATATTTAAAGCTACAAAAAGAATGGGACAATAAAAGAGATACGTTGCAATATGTCGAAAATGAAATTGCAAGAGTTCAAGCTGAAGAAAGACAAAAAGAAGCTCAGAACTTGCAACAAATGGTAGAACAAGGAAAGCAACTTATCGCAGAAAAGATTCCAGAATGGCAAGATGAAAAAATTGCCAATAGCGAAACAAAAGCTATGATGGAATATGCTCAATCTTTGGGTTTTAGTGGAAATGAATTGTCGGAGATATATGACGGAAGATTAGTTTTACTATTAAGAGACGCTTGGTCACATAGCAAAACTAAAAAAGCGATAAAATCGAAACCGAAATCTTCTCCTTCAAGAGTCGCTAAAGCGGGTAGCTCTAACCGAATCAAAAGTAATACTCCTAGAAAAAAAGCTATGCAAAAACTTAGACAAACTGGAAAAGTTTCAGACGCGTCAAAAGTTTTTGAACAACTTTTATAACAATTTAACAAGGAGTCCAAAATGGCACAAATTAGTAACGCGTTCACTACAAGCGACGCAACATCAAATAGGGAAGCTCTATCTGACGTCATAGCTAATATTGATCCGACTGCTACACCTTTTATGTCTTCTATTGGCACGGAAAATGTTGATAATGTCACTTTTTCTTACCAAAACGAAACTTTAGGTTCTGTAAGTGGTTCAGGGGAAATTGAAGGTTTTGAAGTCTCAAGACAAGCTTCTATTCCAACAACTAGAGTATCTAACGTATGTCAGATCAACTCAATCAACGTAACAATTTCAGGTTCGCAAGAAGCTAGTTCTCCGGCCGGAAAAAGTCGTGGCGAGTTAGCACATCAATTAGCGTTAGCTTCTAAAAGATTGAAAAGAAATATGGAAACTGCATTGTCACAGAATCAAGGTTCTAATGCGGGTTCATCTTCTGTAGCAAGAGCTACTAGATCATTCGAAAGCTTTATTGCTTCTAATGTAAGCGCCGGAACTGGAGGAGCAAATGACTCTTCTGGAACTGCGGGTCGTACAGACGGAACTCAAAGAACATTAACTGAAGCTTTATTCAAAGATGTTCTTGAAACTTGTTTCACTAACGGAGCAGAGCCGTCTATTGCTATATGTGGCGCTCATAATAAGGGCGTTATATCTGGTTTTACTGGTAGAGCTAATACTAGAGCTACAGTAGATTCAGGCACGGTTGAAAACTCTATCTCAGTTTATGCGGGAGACTTTGGAACTTTATCCATTGTTCCTTCTAACAGAAGCAGAGACAGAAGTGTTCTTTTAGTTGATCCTGAGTATGCGAAAGTATGTTTCTTGCGTAATTACCAAACAATCGATTTATCGACTATTGGAGACGCTACAAGCAAACTATTACTTGCAGAGTTCGGCCTTAAAATGCACGAACAAGCTCACGGTTTGATAGCTGATCTATCAACTTCATAATAATTTAGAAGGGGAAGTTTATCTTCCCCTTCATTATTGAAAGTAAAATGAGAACTTTGTTATCAGTTAAAAGCGGTTTCGTTTCAGAGTTAATAACTGAAGACGATAAAACAGTAGCTAAATCGACACAAAATATTGACGATACACTAGCTTATGTTCGCCATTTAGCAGAACAACCAGTCGGTAAAGATATGCGCCACGTTGCAGAAGTCCCACAAGTTATTTGGGAAAAAGCAGTTCAAGAAGGTTGGTCGAAAGACAAGGACGCTTGGAAAAAATGGTTAAACGATCCGGCAAACAAAGTGTTTAGAACTTGGCCAGGTAAAATATGACATACGCAGAACTAAAGACAGAAATAGCTAACTATCTAAATAGAACAGATTTAACAAATCAGTTAGACGGTTTTATTGATAAAGCTGAGTCTGAAATAAATAGAAAATTAAAACATAAGGATCAGATTAAAAGATCACAAGCAGTTTTAGATAATCAATATACTCAATTACCAGGAGACTTTATTGGAATCATAAATGTTGACTTGCCGAACAATAATCCCCCGATTGCTTTATTTCAACAATCTTTAGAAAGCTTAGACTTATTTAGAACAACTACTGGCGACGCTAAAGGACAACCAAAATATTTTGCGGTTGACGGAGATACTCTTGAAGTTGCTCCTACTCCTGATAGCTCAACAACAATACAGTTGACTTACTATGCCGAAGTTCCGCCTTTAAGTTCATCTAATACGGAAAATTTCTTATCAAGAACTGCTCCGGATTTATATACTTATGGCGCATTAAAACACGCTTCAATTTACTTAATGGAAGATGAAAGAGTCGCGCTTTTTTCTACGCTTTTTGAAAAGGCATTAGAAGAAGTTCGAGTTCAGCAACAAAACGCAAGTTTCGGTAAAGGATCGCTTCTTACAAGAAGAAGAACTTACGGGAATACCAATAAACCAACTTATTATTATAGTAAAAATTAAAGGAGACAATTATGTCATTTAGTAATTATTTAGAAGACGCAGTATTGAATCATGTATTCGGTTCTGGTTCTGGAACTTATACTCCGGCAAGTACATTATACGTCGCTCTATTTACTTCTGCTCCGTCTGATACTGGCGGGGGAACTGAAGTAAGCGGTGGTGGATATGCACGACAAACGGGTACTTTCACAACTAGCTCCGGTACTGCTTCAAATGACTCCGCGATTGAGTACCCAACGGCAACGGCCGATTACGGTACAGTCGTCGCTATGGGTATATTTGACGCTAGTTCAGGCGGAAACCTACTGGCATATGGAACCCTAACGGTGTCCAAAAATGTTAGTAGTGGGGACGTGCTTCGTTTCAATGCTTCAGCAGTTAATATTAGCTTGAACTAAGGAGTTTTAGCTTATGGCTAATACTGGATATGGTCTGCGAAAGTACGGGCGTTCTTTATATGGAGCGCTTACTTATCACGATTTAGAAGCGTCGGTTTCGGCTAACGCTTCTATATCTGTTGCGCCTAGTTTAAATTTTAGTATTCCAAGTCAACCAATTAATGCTATTGGAAGCATTACATCAAATATTAGTCATATATTTGCAAATCAAGACGTTGGTATTAATCCTACAACTTCAGTCACAACTATTGGACAAAAAGTAAATCAAGGAATACCAAACGCAATTATTCAAAATAGTGGACATTTAGTTCATGCAACACAAGTAGATCAACCGGAAGCAGATATTTTTGTTAATCCTACGATTGCTAGTGTTGGAACACAAATAGATTTAGTAGCACAACAAAATATAAACGCAGTAAGTTCTATTGATGTTTTTGCTACGCCGATTGACGACGGAGCGACAAGTATTGTCGCTAACACCAGTTCAAGCGCAGTTGGAATACAAATAGACTTGGCTAGTGTTGATCCTATTGTAAATACAACGACTACTGCGGTCGGTACACAAATTGATTTAGGAGCTTCAACGGATTCAGTAACAACGGTTACTGTAGGAACAGAAAATCCTATTTTTAATAATTTAGATAAAGCGTTATCTATTGTTTCAGCTCAATATACAAATCAAATTTCGATAGAAGGATCATCATTATTGCCTTTAAATAGAAATATTAATTTTCTTACAAATGATTCTGCTTTTACCGGAAAAAATATTGGTATAAGCAAAGTTCAAAGTGGCAGACATAACACTAACAAAACTCATATAAGTTTTAAAACAGACACTTCAGGCAACACTTATTTACAAGTTTCAGGAGCTTCTTTAACACAAACTGCCGGAG